GTTATTAGTAAAAAAGGTATTGACATTGCCGAAATAGAACACGACTTAGAAAGAGATACTTCTACTGACGATTCTGTTAGTACGAATGTTCCAACTAGAACTGTTGATGTAGTTTATGCTAAAAAAGCCAATGACAGAATTACTCACTATCTGTTAAATGATGCTGAAGCGGCAGAGTTATCAAAAGATTCAAGAATACACGCGGTACAGACTAAACCTCACCCAGACGCGGCACAAAAATATGAAACACAAACTGGTCAATTTGATAGATCAACTACTAACGGCCAAGATGCAGTTAATTGGGGATTAAAAAGACACATTCTCGCAGAATACGATTCTGCGGCGGCGGCTAATACATATACAGGAGATTATACTTATTCGTTAGATGGTACAGGTGTTGACGTTGTTATACAAGACGATGGTGTTGATCCTACAGGACATCCTGAATGGGAAGATGCAAATGGTCAAACAAGATTTGAACAATTCGACTGGAATACAATTATTGAAGGCTCGATGCCAGCAACCCATTATACTAATCAATCTTCAGAAGATAACGCAGGAGAACACGGAAGTCACGTTGCAGGTATTGTCGCAGGCAAAACTTACGGCTGGGCTAAAAATGCAAAAATTTATTCAGTAAGAAAATTTGGCGGGACCTCCGGTATGAATGAAGATGACATCTGGGATTGTATAAGACTTTGGCATAACGCTAAAACTGTTGATGCTAACACAGGATTTAAACGTCCTACAATTGTAAATCAAAGTTGGGGCTATAGTTGGTATTATAGTAACGCTAGTTTTGCCGACATACAAACTCTTTTTTACAAAGGTGTAGATCAAAGTATTGCAGTACAAGAATGGAGTAGTGCTAACTTCTTAGCATTTGGTTGTCCTAACAATAGACATCCAATGGTATATACAGCGGCAGATGTTGAACAAGAACAGTTAACAGATGCAGGAGTAATTTGTTGCAGAGCCGCAGGTAATGGATACCATCCTAGTGCAGGTGAAAATGCTCCATACTATAGTGGAATTTATGACAGCTACTATACAATGAATGAAACATGGGGTACAGTAGTTCCGGCTGGTCAGCCTATATATTATAATCGACCTAGTTCACCACATAGCGAAGATAGTATTTTTGTAGCAAACTTAGAACAGGGCTTATTTGGTACTGAAGAATATATAAGACAAGATAGTGAACGTGGACCACGAATTGATATAATAGCGGGCGGCGATGATATTACAAGTGCTACAAGTCAAGTAAGCGGCTATAGTTCAAAGCAATTATATCCGGGAAGTGCAACTCACTATATTGCACGAATAGGTGGCACATCAATGGCATCTCCACAAATTTGTGGAATAGGTGCATTATGGTTACAAATGAATCCAGGTGGAACGGCGCAACAATTTAAAGATTTCCTTTATAAAACTGGAAAATCTGGTTCATATGATACTGGAACAGCTGAAGATTTTAATGCTTCTAACGCCATTCCAAGACGATATGGAGCACCAGATAGAATATTACATTGGCCATATTCTAGTCCTACCCCATGGGGTTGGAAAGGTAGTAGTGGAAGTAGTACTGCTGGAATAGAATAAATACATAAGAAGAGAGATAAAATGGCATTACAGAATATTAACATAGGAACACTAGCAAACGACGGCACAGGTGATGATCTACGTGAAGCGTTTATTAAAGTTAATCAAAACTTTGAGGATTTAGATCTACGATCTCCGGAATCAACTACTGCAAGTAATTTAGGCAACGTTGGTGAAGGAGTTTTTTACCAAAAAGCTGGTTCTGATTTACAATTTAAAAAATTAGTATCTGGGGCTAATGTTACATTAACAGCTTCAACTAATGGAATTACAGTTAATGCCTTAGGCGGATTACAACAACTAAATGTTGTATCTGATTCCGGATCTAAGCAGTTAGTTGACGGTGATACATTAAATATATTTGGAGGAACAGGTGCTGATACAAGTATTAGTGGTAATGTTCTAACAGTTAATACAACTACTGAACTGTCAACTGATATTACTCCAGTATTAGGTGGAAATTTAGATGCAAACGGAAACAATCTTATTAATGGCGGCACATTAACAGCAAGTACTTTTCAAGGTACTTTTCAAGGAGATTTAGCTGGATTAGTACACGGAATAGACATTAGATTAATTGCTCCTAATACAGCTGGTTTTAACTTTGGTTCATTTAATTTAGTAGTAACAAGTGTTATTGATTGGTTAATTGCAATTTCTGAAATAGACTTTGGTAGTTTCTTTGTGCCAGACGAAAAAGATTTTGATGCAGGAACAATAACGTAAGGAAATAGATATGGCTACATTAACAATTACATCAAATGGTTTACCTAATCCGGCGGCGTTTGGAAATGCGTTCGGAAATAATGATTTTACACCAAACGTAAATACTGCAACTGCACAATCTTATAATTATTCTATTATATATCGTGGAGGCGAAAATACTATTAATGCACAGGTAACAATTCCTTTAACACCAATAGGAATTATGTCTAATGGTGTTGTATTTTTTAATCCTTCAGTAGGTCCTACAACTGTTCCACCAGGACTAGATCCAGTTACAGATGCACCTGGTGATGGTTTTGAATATAATGCAGTACAATTTAGAACAAACTTTGGTGGTGACGACGCAGGTGGTTGGCCAGAAATTAACGGACAATATCATTATATGTCTGGAATGTTTATGTTTCTTCCAACAGGCTCAGCAGAAACGGGAGCATCATGGGGTGCTACAATGCTAACAAATTCAACCCCAACACCAACTTATTACACAGGAACTAATTACAATAGTGATCAGTTTAGACATCCAGATGGTCACAGTAAGATACTTGGATATTGTTTCGATGGATATCCTATTTACGGACCTTATTCATATACAGATGCTAATGCAGAATTAGGAACCGCAGTTACTAGAATGACTTCATCATACCAATACTACACAACAGAACCTTCAGGACGTGGTTACACTTACGGTGAAAAATCTGCTGGTACATTTATTAATGATCATGAATACCAAGTAGGTACTGGTCACTTAGATGTATACAACGGTAGATATAATAAAACTCCTGATTATCCAAACGGCACATGGGCATATTACTTAACAGTAGATTCAAACCTCCAACCTGTTTATCCGTACGTAGTTGGTAACTCAACTAAACAACAACGAAGCGTTTAACGTTTTAAAATAATGATAGGCGCTTTTTACAAAAGTCGAAAATGGGCTTTGTGGGCGTGGGGCGGTGGTTCCATATTAGCAATATCATTATGGATTCAAGTACAGATTACCGTTGGTATCAATAAATGGTACGGCGGCTTTTATAACTTATTACAAACAGCTGGCGAATATAAAGATAAAGCTGACATAGGTACAGCATTATTCTACGACAAATTAGTAAGCATCGCTTACTTAAAGGACGGCTTTGAAGGAGAACCTTCATTCGCTGTACTGGCATTTCCGTATGTAATACTCGCAGTTGCTACAGGATGGTTTACCCGTTTATACGGATTGCGTTGGCGTGAAGCAATTACATTTGATTACATTCCACGATGGCGTAATGTTAAAACTGAAATAGAAGGTGCTAGTCAGCGTATTCAAGAAGACTGTAATAGATTTGCTCGTATTGTTGAAAATTTAGGATTACAAGTTGTACGAGCTCTAATGACGTTAGTAGCTTTTATTCCTGTATTATGGGCATTAAGTGATGCAGTTACAATTCCATTCTTTAGCGATATTGAAGGTTCGTTAGTATGGACAGCTCTAGTTGTATCATTAGGCGGCATTGTTATTTCATGGTTTGTTGGTTGGAAACTTCCAGGACTAGAATATAATAATCAAAAAGTAGAAGCCGCATTTAGAAAGGATTTAGTATTAGGTGAAGACGATAAAGCCAATTACGCACAACCGGAAACGTTATGGAGTCTATTCACTGGTATACGCTTTAACTATCACAGACTTTATATGCATTATGGCTACTTTGACACTTGGCGTATTACTTACGATCAATTTATGATTATTGTACCATACTTAATTGTTGGCCCTAGTTTATTTACAGGTGCTGTACTATTAGGTGTAGTGGTACAAGTATCAAATGCTTTCCAAAAGGTTCATGGAGGCTTTGCTTTATTCTTAGAAAACTGGACCACAATCACAGAGCTTCGCAGTATATGGAAGCGTCTACATGAGTTCGAACGTAACTTGACCAAGTATGCATAATATCCGATAAATACTGTAAGTATAGGATACAAAGCATATGGCAAATTTACCGGTTTGGACACAACTATCAGGGCACATACTAGCAAGTTTAGAGGAAAGAATAACTACTACAGTTAATCTACCTTTAGATCCATCTAGTGCTGACCTTGGACAATTATTCAACCCAGAATCAACCGCGTTAAGTAGCGATCCCTTACCTACACTAATAAATTCAACAGTCATAGATATAACTAAAACTTGGTCACAAGAACCAAGCGGCTATACATATCCTATATCTATTAGAATTCCTACTATTCCTGCTCTTACAGGTAAAAAAATACCAGTAGCTATATTACTACACGGAAGTGGCGGAATAGGTAGTAATGAAATTACTATATGGGAAAACTATTTAGGTGATCATATTTTAGTTGCTCCATCAGGATATAATAATACATGGAATCTTGCAACTGAAACATCTAAAGCACCTGATATTGATATGCTCAAAGATTTAGTTACAGCATTAAAAGGATTTAATAATGTTGATCAAAGCAAAATAAAATTTGTTGGGTTTGATACTGGTGCAGGAATGGTGAATAGAGCATTAATTGAAATTGACGACACAGATATTCATTCATATGTAACGATTAGTACACAATTATTTGATCCACAATACCGTAACGATACATTTTTCTTTCCAACAACACAAACTGGTCCTAATGCTTCAGATTATAATACAGCTACAGTTCCATTACAAAATAAAAGAATGTTAACAATTCATGGAGAAAATGACAATGTTATTCCATACAATGGTGGTGTTGCTAATGGCGTAACATTTTTATCTGCTCAAGAATCTGCATTTGCTTTAGCAAAAAGTCAAGGATACACAGGTGGTATAATTCCAGATGCAGGTGGTGTATTCTACGGAACAAATAATACTTACTATTATAGCTACTTAGGTGGACGAGTAACACATTATAAAACTGGAACAGGACATACATTAGAAACATTTATGCAAGAAATTGTTCAAGCATTTATGACGTATGTAGTAACTACTGCACCTGCTATCTTTTTAGAAGCAGGCTCTATTACAACTATTGCACTTAATACAAGTATTGTAAGTTTAATAAGTGGACAATTACCTCCAGGATTAAGATTAGAAGAAAATCAAATTATAGGAACACCATTTGAAGTCCAACGTAGCACTACATTTGAATTTGTATTACGAGCTACAAACTCTGCCGGAATTGCTGATAGAACATATAATATTATTATAAATGGTCCTGATGAACCTGTTTGGACAACTAATGAAGGTAAACTTCCACTAGGACCTAATAATTCTTTTTATATTATAGATAGCAGTATTGTTGACTTTCAACTACAAGCAATTGATCCAGATTTACCAGCAGGTGACGAACTTGAATATTTTATTGCTGATGGAGATGGCACATTACCTCCAGGTATAAAACTAACTGAAGAAGGAAGACTTATAGGAATAGTTGATCCTATTTTAGCATTAGATTTAAGATCTGGTAGTGGCTTTTATGATACTACACAATTTGATAGTTTTCCATTCGACTTTGGATTAAGAAGTGCTAATGGTTATGAAAGTTTCTTTTATGATACTACAGGATATGATAAATCTATTCCAACACAAAGTCCAAAGAAACTTAACAGATTCTTTGAATTTAGAGTAAGTGTTAGTGATGGTGATACAATTGTAAAAAGAAAATTTATAATATTCCTAGTTGGTGACGATTTCTTACGTGCAGATAATACAATTATGCAAGTTGGTACAGGAATCTTTACAGCTGATAATACATTCCTTAGAACTCCTGTTTGGTTAACTCCTGCTAACATAGGATATAAACGAGCAAACAATTATGTAACAATTTACTTAGATGTATTTGATCCTAATACTATTGTTGGAGAACTAGGATATTATTTAGAACAATATAATGACGATGAAAGTCCTAGTGTGTTACCTCCAGGAATGGCATTAGATGTTAGTACTGGAGAAATTGCAGGACGAGTTCCATATCAACCAGCAGTTACCAAAGAATATAAATTTACAGTCGAAGCAAGACGCTTTACTAGTCAAGCAACATTATTAACGGCAAAGCAAAAAACATTTACAGTTAAAATACTAGGTGAAGTTGAAAGTTCTATTGTATGGGTAACTATGCCAGACCTAGGAACTATTAAAGCAAACTTTATTAGTACATTTAGCGTAGGGGCAAAAATAATTGCTCAATCAATTACTAGTAAAGTATTATATAGAATTCTTGGTGGAGAACTACCTCCAGGATTAAAATTAAATCCAAATGGAGAAATTGTTGGTAAAGTAAATCAGTTTAGAAGCCAAAATGCTGTTTCAGGTGAATGGACTAAAGGTTTAACAACTATTGATAATAATTTACTATTGCTTGATGGTTCTACAACTACTATTGATCGAAAATTTATATTTGAAGTTGAAGCACGAGACCGTTTTGGATTTAGCGTGTTATCACAGAACTATAATATTATAGTTACTGATCCGGACAATATAAGTTACAGTAACTTATCTGTTAAGCCTTTCTTAAAACCAGAACAGCGTACAGTTTATAATAACTTTATCGGAGATCCTAATATTTTTACTCCAGCTAAAATTTATAGACCTAATGATCCAGCATTTGGTTTACAAAAAGAAATTAAAATGCTAATTTATGCAGGAATTGAAACTAAAGAAGTTAGAGAATATGTTGCAGTATCAAGAAAGAATCATTCTAGAAAACGATTTAAATTAGGTTCAATTAAAACGGCAGTAGCTAAAAAAGCCGGAACAAATGATATTCAATATGAAGTTGTTTACTTAGAAGTAATTGACCCATATGATTCAACAACAGACACAAAAGTTAAGTCTGCTTTAAGTATTAAAACTAGACAAGAAATTACTGTAGATAGTGTTGACTATGAAGCATTCGATGATATTACTAAAGAAGGGGCCGGTATTGCAATATTTGAAATAGAAAATTCATTAGGACAAAAAATTCAAGTAGTAGCATTTGGAAACGATCTTGAAATTATTACTAGAAATAATGGAACAGTAATTCTTGATGCTAATGGAACTATATTTGTACAATTACAGAATGGAAATATTATACAAGCTGGAAAGATTGCTACAACAACAAGTGATCCATTTAGATTTAGACCTAGATTTACTCCAGTTAAAACTGATAGTAATGCTATAAGAATTAGTGAAGCACTTAATACTGAACGCTATATTACCAATGTAACAAATATGCGTGAAAATGTAAAAACAGTTGGACTTACTGAACGTGATTTCTTACCATTATGGATGACTACAGCTCAAGGTACTTCAGTTCAAGAATTAGGCTTTGTAACAGCTATTCCATTATGTTTTTGTAATCCCGGAGAAAGTGCCACTATAGCATTAAATATTGCTAATAGTACCTTTGATTTTAGAATATTGGACTTTGAAATTGACAGATATATAATAGATGCAACCGAAGGAAATAGCTATGAGCAGTATATACCTTTCGGGAACTATGCCTTTAATGTTTAAAGGCGATAAATAATAGAGAGGAACACAAATGGCAAGTAATATTGACGATACCAGCATTGATGCTACATATCCTATAGCAGGTCAGGATAATGATAGCCAGGGCTTCCGTAACAATTTTAGCACCGTAAAGAATAACTTTACTGCGGCTAAAAGTGAAATTGAAGACCTACAAACAAATACAGCCAAACTAAACGCTACTAATGACCTTTTAGGTAATGATCTTACCGGTGGGAATTTTGTCGCTAATACAGAAAAACTGTATGCTGGCGGTACAATTGTTGCTCCTCAAAATGTTAGTTTTGCAAATGGTAATTTTCAAACATTTACTATAGGGGGCAATATAACACTAACCTTTACAGATTGGCCTGTTGCTAATAAAGTTGCTAGAATTCGTATAATGCTATTAGACACACTTGGCGACAGTACTGCCCGAACAGTTACTTGGGCAACAGAGGGCGGCGGTGCTATTAAATATGATGCAAGTTTTCCTTCACCATTTGTTGTAGCCAGTAATGAAAATCCAATGGTTATTGACGTTTGGACTGCTGACGGAGGTACTACAGTATTTGCTCATTACGTTAGTACGTTTACTTAATAGGTAGGGTATGTTACACCCATTTACTCAAAACGTTTCTGAACTCTCTGACAAAGAAATCGACGAAAAACTTTCAGATTTAACTAAAAAATTTTTCCAAACCCGCAACCCAGACGCAAAAAGCCAAATCCAATTACTGATGAATAGCTATAAGTTAGAGATCAGCGAACGCCAAATTAAAGCAAGACTTTTAGGAAATGACAATAAAGGTCTTGACAAACTGATCGATATCAGTTAAAATACTTTATAAATGAGAAACATGAAAGTAGATGATCTCGGTGTACCACGATTCACCAATCAAGATATTGTAAATTTAATTTACGAAGGAAATAGTGATAAGCTCTCTAAGATCTTAGTAGAGCCAAATCGTGACGCCAATCTATACAATAAATCTATTAAAGAACTTGGTTTTAACTTTTTACCATTAAAAGAATACCAACCACTCCCATATAACCAAAAACAATTTGATGACGCTTTACAATCACAATGGTTTATGCCAGACAAATATAAAAATATGGATATGTATTCTTATTTAGAACAAAAGTGTACAAATACTACTGAAACAACAAGACTAAACGACGAATATGCAGAATACAAAAAACGTGATCTTGTAAACTTACTAAAATTCCTTGTGTATTTGGTAGACATTATGCGAGAAAATAACATTGTATGGGGTGTAGGACGAGGATCAAGTGTAGCAAGTTATGTGCTATACTTAATTGGAATTCATAAAATTGACTCAATCCAGTATGGACTAGACTGGCATGAGTTCATGAGATAAATACGTACATAATAGGAGATCACAATGGCAGTTAAACAAACCGGTCGTAAACAACACGTATCAATGCAAGGTAAAGCTATTGATATGGACTTGTTACGTCAAAAAAATGAATTAACACCAGCAGTAGGTAACGTTCGTGTTAACGCTCGCGGCGATGAATTAGGCCCAGGTGGCAAAATTGTTCGTAAGCGTGAAGAAGTTATGGCCGACTATTACAGAGACCATCCACAAGCAGTTCCAGATGAAGTACCTGGACGTGGAGTTAATATTGTTGAAAAAGAAGATACTGTAGTAAAGAAACCTACAAAATCTAAAGCTAAAGCTAAAGCGGCAACAAAAGTTAAAGAAGCAACTTCAGTAGAAGTTAAAACTGAAGCAAAACAACCAGACGAAGAATTGCTAACAGGCGATTGGGTTGAAGATGCTGATGGCAACTTTGTACAAAAAGGTGACTAACAATGGACTTAGGACTGATGGGCGGCCCCCCAAGGGCCATCACAGTTTATAGCGGTCATATTAAACCAATACATGATCGAGTTATTGTTCGTCAAATGAACTTTGACGAAATGGTAACTAAAGGTGGAATTATACTTCCTTCCGACGACGGCAAGTCACACGGTGTTAAACCACGTTGGGGTAAAGTGTATGCTAAAGGCCACGAGAATAGAGACGAATTTGAAGTAGGTGACTGGGTTCTTGTAGAACATGGACGTTGGACAAGAGGATTTAATATGCAACTTCCAGATGAAGAAGAAGTTGCTGTTCTGCGTACAATAGAAGCTGAAGGCATTTTAGCCTGGCAAAAAGAAGATCCAGATGATGCTTATTTAGGCGATATGGACCAAGATAGTATTATTTAAAAAGGTGCTTATGTTGGATTTAAAACGATACGAAGAATTCGTTGAAAAAGTTACATCAGTCGAAAGTAACAAGTCTGGTGCATTTTTTGGACGAGTACAAGAATTAGAAAATGCAACAGGTATTAACATTCCATTATTATTAACAGCGTCAATTGGATTATCGAGTGAAGGAGGTGAATTTAGTGAAATTGTTAAAAAATGCTTGTTCCAAGGTAAACCACTTAACGATGAAACTGTATTTCATCTCAAGCGAGAACTGGGCGATATTATGTGGTATTGGTCTAATGCTTGTAGGTCTCTTGGCCTTGATCCTAATACAGTAATTGAAGAAAATGTCAGAAAACTTGAATCAAGATACCCCGGCGGAAAATTTAACATTAACGACTCCGAAAACAGACAAGACGGAGACCTTTGAAGATATTTCAAAGGACGTTTACGTTTTAGACAATCTTGTTCCGGATTGGCTCCACAAACAAGCTAAAGAAACAACATTAAACCATCCATTAAAATTCGGTCATAGAGGACTTGGTCCTTATCAGGGTTATCAATTCTGGAGTAAACAATGGGGATATGCTAATAATACAGACCCCAAAGATGCTCCTTGGGAATTATGGGCTATATGGTTAGTATTAAATGAAAATAGAAAACTTATTGCTCCAACAGTTGGTAATCTTCAATTAAATCAAATTCAAATAAACTTAACAACTAAAAAACATTCAGGTGGACTACACGTTGATATTCAAGAAGATGCACCTGCGTACACAATGGTGTATTTTTTACAGGGCGATACGGGTATGGAGTTTTGGTCTAATAATCCTGAACATTTAAATCCTAAACTAGCAAAACTATCGCACGGTGTAACTAAAGGAACAGTTACAGAAGCAGAATATGATGCTGAACTCCAACGAACAAAAGAGATGGCTAGCAAAGATGGTGGGTTACGCACAAAAGATTTAACATGGTATGAGGATGATTTTAAAAATCATCCAGGAGAGATGTCTTCATATAAATGTCATTCAGTTCCTTGGAAAGAAGGAAGAATGGTTATATTTCCTAGCAAATATATACATCAAGGGTTACCTCCAAAAGAAGTAAGTCCACGTGTTACTATAGGTTATATTTTTAGTGGAGAAGCTACACCATTTGCAAAAGAACGTAGGATTATTCATTCTATTTTTAACCAAGATAATATAGATAATTGGGGAGTTACGAATGAACAAAAATAATATTTTAATTTTAGACGATTTAATACCTGCGTTTTTACAAGAACAAATAGAAGCAGTCATTCCTCATCTTCCATTACGATTTGGACATAGGGGATTAGGATACGATCAAGGACATCGAACATTTAGCGAACAATGGACACGCGAAATTCAACACGGAGTTTTAGTTAGTCATACTAATTTTCTAGCTGATATGCCTTGGGAACTTAAAGCTATGTGGACAGTCATTCATCATGCTAAGACAAAACTTTTTAAAAACGTTACAGAAGATTTACAATTAAACCAATGTCAAATTAACTTAACTACAGAAGAACATTTTGGTGGAAAACATACGGACGCACCTGACGATAGTGAACAAATGAAAGATCCAAATTGGAAACCGTCGCATACAATGGTATATTTTCTACAAGGGGATACAGGTATGCAATTTTGGAATAAGGATGAAATTTTCCATTCTGTTGATTTCAAAAAAGGAAGATGTGTTATATTTCCAAGTAGTTATCTACATGAAGGTTTACCACCAAAAAAAGTAAGTCCTAGATGTACAATTGGATTTATTTTTAACGGCTTATCATTACAATCCTAAATTAACACTTGACACACAGAACATTTTGTATTATAATAACATAAACTGTGGAGAGTTTTATGAAATTACCAATGCAACATTTTAGTATAGGAACTGTTGGAGCAACAGGAATTGCACTAATGGTATTACATCTCACCGGAAATTTAATAGGTTGGGCTTGGCCAATTGCATATACGTTTATAATTTTGGTTGCGGCTGGGCAGGAGAATCGTAGGCAATGAAAGAACTTTGGGTAGAAAAATATAGACCAAAAACTATAGATGGTTATGTGTTTAGAGATGAACATCAAAAAGCACAAGTAAAAAATTGGATCAAAGAGAAATCAATTCCGCATTTACTTTTTAGTGGTAATGCTGGTATTGGTAAAACAACTCTTGCAAAAATTCTTTTTAACGAATTAGAAGTCAACGAGTATGATATACTTGAAATAAATGCAAGTAGAACTAATAGTGTTGATGATGTACGAGACAAAATTATTAATTTTGTGCAGATGATACCATTTGGTGATTTTAAAGTTGTATTACTAGATGAAGCAGATTATTTAAGTCCGAACGCACAAGCGGCATTACGTGGCGTAATGGAGGAATATCATTTAACATCACGTTTTATTTTAACTTGTAATTATCCTAACAGAGTTATTCCAGCAATTCATAGCAGATGTCAAGGATTTCATATTGCACGTATTGATCAAAATGAATTTACGGCTCGTGTAGCAGAGATTCTTATTACAGAAGGTGTTACTCCAGATATAGATACACTTGACACTTATGTAAAAGCTACATATCCTGATTTACGCAAATGTATTAATATGGCGCAAATGAATAGTACCGACGGCACTCTTTTAAAACCAAACGAAATGGATAAAGGAGAAGCTGACTGGAAACTAGATATGGTTGAGTTATTTAAAGCAGGCAAAATAACTGAAGCAAGAAAACTAGTTTGTAGTTCTGCAAAAGCAGAAGAAATGGAAGATGTATATCGTTGGCTTTATGATAACTTAGATGTTATATCTAAAGACCAAGATAAACAAGACCAAGCTGTTATTATAATTAAACAAGGGTTAGTTGATCATACGTTAGTTGTAGATCCTGAAATTAACTTGGCCGCTACTATGATTAAATTAAATAAACTTAATGCACAATAAACTAACACATTCATTTGATGGTTTCATAGGCATTTTTGATAATGTACTTCCTGATAATTATATAACAGATATTATAGAATATTTTAAAGAACTAGATAAAACAGGATTTATACAATCTACTAAAGATTATAGTCCAGCACATGAACGAGATATGGGTGAAGTCCAGTTTATAGAAAATCACATTATACATAAAGTTCATGGACCATTTTTACAAGATTTTTTCAAAATGGTCTGGGAAGATGTTTGGCCTATATACACAACTAAATTTAGTATATTAAAAAATGCACGTATGGAAGCCGATGGGCTAAAAATGAAAAGTATTAAGCCAGGCGGTGGATTTCATGATTGGCATTATGAATCTGGGAAAGATCAACCTGCTAGAAAAGTTGTAATACAAATGTATTTAAATGATATCGACGAAGCAGGTGAAACAGAATTTTTATATCAAAATAAAAGATTTGCACCTAAGAAAAATAGACTACTAGTGTGGCCAGCTGATTGGTCTCATACCCATAGGGGTAACCCACCAATCGGAAGTACAATAAAGTACATTTTAACTACATGGATACAGGAGGCGCCATCACAATGAGAGAGAACCTTTATTCAGCTGAAAGACAGCAAGAAATTGTAAATAAGTTTAGAAACCTTTTAATGGAGGCGGACAATTTTCCAAGGGAAAAAAATCCGGACGACTATAGAATGTTTTGGACTGGCTTACGAGGTGAAGGAGCCAGTATATTAGGTCTTACTATGCACTTGACAGAATCGCTGGCAAATGCTAAACAAGTAATTGACCAACTTGTAGAAGAAAAGGAAAAAAGTAGTAAGAAAGATGACATACCTAGTAAATGATAGTTGTATCAAATGTAAACACATGGATTGTGTTGAAGTTTGTCCTGTAGATTGTTTTTACGAAGGCGAGAATATGTTAGTTATACATCCAGACGAATGTATCGACTGTGGTGTGTGTGAACCTGAATGTCCTGTAGAAGCAATTATTGACGATAATACACCCGGTAGTGAAGAATGGTTTATCCTAAATGAAAAGTGGGCAAACAGTTGGCCTAACATTACAAAGAAACGACCAGAAGATGTTCCAGAGGATGTTAAGGAATGGGAAAACGTTCCTGGAAAGATGGAACACTTTAGTGAAAATCCAGGTAAGGGAGATTAAATGAAATTACGAGCATCACACATATTATTAAGTCATCGTGATGCCAATCCTCCTACACATAGTAGAGGAATTGCAGTTGCAATGAATGAAGCCGAGGAACTAATAAGAGAATTAAAAGCAGGCGGCATATCTTTTGAACAAGCGGCTAGAGAAAATAGTGCTTGTCCTAGCAAAGAGCGAGGAGGGGACCTTGGTTGGTTTGAAGAATCAGCAATGGCTATAGAATTTTCACAAGCCTGTAAAAGTATTCAAAAAGACGACATAGGGCCGCCTTGTATTTCACCCTTTGGAGTACATATTATATTGAGAACAGGATGAGTGTAAAATTAGTTTCGTATTCAAAACCATCAGATGATTTTTTAGAAGAAGGATTAGAAGACGCTCAAGACTTAATTGCCTTTTGTGCTAGGGTTAGTAATCCCAGTAATCAAATGAATACTGAAACAAGTGCTAAACTTATTAAGTATTTGATTAAGCACAAACATTGGTCACCATTAGAGATGGTTAGTGCCTGTCTTGAAATTAATACTACAAGAGATATAGCCCACCAAATAGTAAGACACAGATCATTTGCCTTCCAAGAATTTAGCCAACGATATGCAAATCCACAAGACATGGAAAATGCATTTACTTTTAGAGAAGCACGTTTACAAGATCCAAAAAATAGACAAAATTCTATAGCTGTTGAAGATGACGTTTTACAAATGGCTTGGGGACGAAAACAACAACAAGTAATTGATAAATGCAAAGAAGCATATGACTGGGCACTTGGTGAAGGAATTGCTAAAGAACAAGCAAGAGCCGTATTACCTGAAGGATTAACTAAAACACGACTATATATGAATGGCACACTTCGTTCATGGGTTCATTATATTGAATTACGTGGCGGGCATGGTACACAAAAAGAACACATGGATATTGCTCATGCTTGTGCCAAAGTAATTGCAGGAATTTTTCCTATAATAAACGAATTAAAATGACAAAACCTATATTATTTTTTGAAACAGAACATTGGGCTGTAAGAAAATACGCACCTATTAAACCTGCCAAAGATTTCATGCCTGAAGCATGGAAAAATATGCCTACATATACTAAGAAGGCAAAGCATTTAATTGACAGCGATAAAAGTATAAAAGCCTGCCCGGGTATTGGTGATTTTATGTCAACTGGCTATGTTATTCCTGCTTGGTGTGATATAGAAATTACTCCAAGTGGAGACGGACAAAGCGTTACTACTAGATATTCAGAACCTAACTATAATAGTGCTTATCATCCAACAGATCAATTAAGCAATCAACTATTAAAAAAATTTGGTGTAAGAGCGGCTGTAAAATTAGATAACCCATGGAAAATGTGGGCGGCCAAAGACTGGAGTTTAATGTATCTACCAATGTTTTATTGGGAGGATAGAAATTATGAAGCAATTCCTGGTATAATAGATCATGACATAGGTGCGTTAGTGAGTCCTATTAATATTATGCTGAAAGAAATTAAACCTACAACTATTAAACTAGGTGAACCTTTGTGTCAAGTTATTCCTATTAAACGAGAAACAGTTGTTGCTAAAACTGGTAACTTGAGCGAAACTGCGGTCGCCAGACATAATGCTATTATAGGCTTAAAAAATATTATTTTTGCCGGTTGGACACGTTGGCAACATGAAAAGAAAAACTATATTGTTGATGCCCACGATACCGAGCTTCCAGGTGAATAAACTACGCTAGGTAGTAATACAAAGCCATAAGTCCTGAAATAACTAAAAGTCCAAACAACAACTGAAAAACTTGTCTAGTCATACAATTACTTATTCATCTCCGTATACTTGAAGGACTTCTTTGACTGCATTACTGCGTTCAATGTCTCCTTGTCTAAATCTTATAACGTCAATATGTTTAGTTGTGGGAAAGCGTTCTAATTGTTTGATAAAATCTAATAATCCATTACTAGTTAACCTGTCTGATTGTCTTAGGTCTCCAGTAACAGCCATTTGTGATTTTGAACCTAACCGTGTTAAAAGCATCTTCATTTGACTAGCAGTAGCATTTTGCATTTCATCTGCAACAATAAATGCATTTTTAAATGTTCTACCTCTCATATAGGCCAAGGGTGCAATTTCTACAACATTTTCGTTTATCATATTCTGTATTTCATACTGACTATAATATTCTCTAAATACATCAAAAATTGGCATTGTCCACGGTGCCATTTTTTGTTCCATTGTCCCTGGTAAAAATCCTAAATCTTCATCGACACTAATTGCTGGTCGAGTAACAACAATTTTATCCACAACACTATTTCGAAATAACTTAACAGCCACCTGTACCGCTAATAGCGTTTTACCGGTTCCCGCAGGCCCTATACCGAAGACTATGTCTTTCTTAGGATCCATTAGTTTTAGCATATATGATTCTTGATTTTTATTTCTTGGTAGTATTTTAACTTCTCTTTTATGTGGGTTTTGAAAATTAATGATATTACTCGTATTCTGAAGATGCCGTTTGGCTCGTTTATTACTCATTCAGTCCTCCTTTATGAGGTAATCTTGTCTCTACGCAAATATTTAGTGAACCAGGGGAAAAACTAAACTACTACTATATGAACGCAGATTAGCTAAATAAGTGTATAGGAGCGACTATAACCATGCATGACGTGATGGACATTGTTAAAAACATCGAACATATCTACGATAGCGATACCGCTTTTAGTGTTCTTAAAGACTTTGAAAGAGTACTAGATGAGCTTGATATTTACGTATACGAAAATTGGGAAGATGGTGAATTAGTCTCAGGTCCAAACATAGAAAAACATTGGGTAACTTGTGAATTTATGTGGGCTAGAGAGAAAATGCCAGATCCTATGGGTGGAAAAAGACTTATAGATTACGAATGCAAAGTATCCTTTGAAAAAACAAATATTATTAAACCCCGAAAAATTAAAGAACCTGGCGATATGCGTCCTGGTACTAAAAAGGGCAAATTAGATAGACATCCTATTTGGGTAGTTAAAATACAAATGCCTAAAGATCTAATTCTTAATATTTACAGTGGCTACAGAGAACAACTAGACATAGTATCAGAGCCAGCTGAAATGGGTCCAGAAACGGCTGTTGATCAAGTGCCACAAGCAGGCGAAGAAGCGGCAATGGCTCCTGAACCTATGGCTGAGCCGGCACCGGCACCAGTAGAAGGTGAAGTATAATGGGTCTTCAAGCAGGAGATTTAAGAAATTTAGTTTACGACATCTTTGAAATAGATTCATTCAAATCAAAAATGGGTGAAGATAAAGATATTGTTGTTTTAAGTTTTTCAGTCAAATCACAAGAACCAGCAAAAGACTTAATGAATTTTTGCGAAAAAGGTTATCCGTTTGTATTAGACTCTGATGTTACATCAGGCGAACAACCAGACGGAACATACAAGGTTTTTGTTGAACTAGAACGTGGTAGAGAAATTCCCCAACAAATTATAGAAATAGTTGACGGTGTTAAAAAGTTAGCTCATATAGAAGATATTAAATTTAGATATTATAAGGGCTTTAATAGTTTACCAGCTGATGAACAAACTATTAGCGAAACAGTTCCACTAGATGTTGATGGTTACGAAATTAGAGTTAACGAAGCTAACATGGAAAACTATAAAAACTTCTTTAACAAGAGTTATTTAGATAGTGTTGAATTATTACAAGACGATATTACATTTAAAAAGATTTGGGCACAACCTTTAAAATTTAAAGTAAATAGTTTTGGAAAACACGACGATATCCACAATAAAATTAATGAATCTTTTAACATCAATGCATTTCCAGAAATTATTTTCCTTACTAAATATTTAGGTGACTATGATATTTCCATCTACGGCGACAAATACTTAATTGAAAACGCAGGTTACACATTAGTACTAACAAAATAATAAAAGGACTAGAATGGCGAGAGAGAATTACAGAGACGCACTTTCGATAATCTTAGACCACGAGGGTGGTTACGTTAATCACCCTAAGGATCCAGGTGGTATCACTAATATGGGTGTTACTAAACGGACTTATGAAGGATGGGTAGGACACGAGGTTGATGCTGACACTATGAAAGCATTAACTGAAGATGATGTTGCTCCTATTTATGAAAAGAACTACTGGGGCAGGGTTCATGCAGATAATTTGCCCGCCGGTTTAGATCTGTGCGTATTCGACTTTGGCGTAAACGCTGGCACAGGACGAGCCGCTAGATACCTACAAGAGCTAGTCGGAGCAGGAGTAGATGGGGCTATAGGCCCAAATACAATTAGTAAAGTAAACGAATTTGTTGAAGCAAACGGTGTAGAAATAGCAATTCGTGAGTACCAAGATGCTAGACAAGGATATTATGAGAGTTTATCCACGTTTGAAACATTTGGAAGAGGCTGGACCAGACGAGTAAGTGAAACGTCGAACATAGCCTTAAATATGATATGAGAACGTGTCAAAACTGTGGACGTAAACACGAAGGTAAATTAACTGAAGAATTTATGGATGGTGATAATAAACCCGTAGAAATTATAGTTTGTTACCAAGCTAGATACGATGAGGAATACAATGATTAAAGATAAAGTAATGGAAGCATTACACGAACATTTTGGGAAAGACGTAACAATAGAACCTAAGCACGGTATAATTGACGACTTGGATGGCGACGATATGGATATTATCGAAGTCTGTCTTGCTGTAGAAGAAAAGTTAAATATTACTATGCCCGAAGATAAAATGGAACATCTTGTTACTGTAGACGATATTATTAAATTAGCGGAGAGTGAAAGTGGGAATATTTAGTACCATAAAAATTATAATAATACTAGCAATACTCAGCGGTATTGGTGGTGCTTATGTGTATGTAAAAACACTTAAAGCTGACTTGGCTGTTAGTGAAGCTAATAATATGAAATTAGAACAAAGTATTTCTGATCAAAGAGCTGTTATAGAACAAGTACAAGCAGACTTTAAAAAGCAACAAGAAATTAGTAAAGCGTTACAACAAACAAATTTAACACTTGCTAAAGAACTAGCAGATACAGAAGAAAAATTTAATAAAATAAATGCATCAGGCAAAAAGCGTGATGTAGGCGCCCTTGCTCTTAAAAAAGCAAAAATTATGGAAAAAGTCATTAATAAAGGAACTGCTCATGCGAATAGATGTTTTGAAATCGCTACCGGTTCACCTTTAACGGAGAAAGAGAAAAATGCAACGAAGAAGTCTCAGATCAATCCTGAGTGTCCTAGTATTGCTAATCCCAATTATATTTCTTACAACTAGTTGTAGTACTGTAAAGAAGCTGGACATTTTTAAAACAGAAGTTGAACGACAACCGCTCAACTTACAACTTCCTGATCCGCTTAAGGTAGAGGAGTTAAAGTGGTACATTATCAACTCAGAAAATTCTGCAGAGGTTCTTGAAAAAGTTAAACAATCAGGCGCTGATCCAGTTCTTTTTGGACTCACAGATGAAGGTTATGAAACTCTTAGTATAAATTTTGCACAAATAAGAGCGTATATTATTAAGCAAAGAGAAATAATCAATCAATATAAAGAATATTACGAGCCTGAAGATAAAATTAAGAAAGAATAATTATCTATACACTTAATAGGCATATCCTATGCCTAAAATTTCTTTTTAAATTCTAAAAAAATAAAACACACTAAATACATAGTCATGGACATACCGGCTATTAGGAAACACACTATCTTCTTGAAGTGGTGGTGGTTCTTTAGTTTATTAATAGTTGCGACTATCGGGCTATTATTATTCGATGTACACACTACCCTTTGGGTAAATGATAAAACGAAATTATCGTTTTTGATCCTCACGATCTTCTACGGGATGACAGTTCATTGCGGTTATGAATCTTGGTTATTTCCTTCTCCGCACAATAAAACGG